GTTGAAAATAAGGTAATATTTGTTCAACTATTTGTAGTCCATTTTCTGCTGTAGCAGTAAAAGAATAAAGACTAAAATTTACATCATATGGTACTGGTGAATAATTAAAATTATGTACAGTAGAATCAGAAGACCTAACTCTAACTGTCTTCTGCATTTTATTTAATTTTCTATTAGCGTCATACTTTAAACCTGTTAATTCAAATCCCATTCTAGGTAAAGTAATTGCAAAAGTTCTACCTTTATCTAAATTTGCTTGTTGTTCTAATCTTTGTATAAACTTTTCTTTTGGTGCATATGCTAAAGGCACACGCATTCTTTTAGTAACAGCGCCTGTGCTAGATTTCGTCTGTACTATAACGTTATTAAAAATTTGACCGAAGGCAATAGTTAGTCTTCTTAAACTTTGATTATAAAAGTGTTTTCCAAACATTATTCATCAATCTCCCCAAACGGATTTCTTTCTGTAAAATCTAATATATCATCCGCTGTTGATACTGTATCATATCCTGCCTCTTTATTCAAGTCTAGGTTATCTGCATATGGAGATTGTGTCTGTATATTAGATTCTGTAAAGTCCTCTTTCATTAAGAAAGATGGTTGACCTGTTGCGTGGTCAAAATAATCTTCTAGTGTTATTGAACCTGCACCTGTTAATACTTCTTGTCCATATTCTAATGAAACTCTATATTGTAATTGGTCTAGTGTATGTGTATCTTCGTGTTGGTCAATACTTTCTTGACCTGTATCAAGTTTCTCACTTGAATATTCCCAACGAGTTACTTTCAATTTATAAACTGGTAAGTTTCCTAATTGATAGAAAGGTTCCTGGTCTTCTACAAATAAAATTTCAAAGAAAGAACCCATTAAAGGAACATAAATTACATCACCTTCATTTGGTCTTCCTACAGCAATTAAGTTTGCTTTATTTGCAACTAAATTTTCAAAACTTCTTTTTGCAACAACAAGTGTTGTGTCGTCCCTAATTTCTAATCCAAATTTACTTATGATTTCTTGCTCTCCAGCAAAACCTGTATTGTTTTCAAAATACATTTCTACTGAAAATGAATCATCAAACTTACTAGTTACATCTTCTCCTAGTATTAAATCTTTATTGACTAATGTTCGTGGTAAGTAAAAGACATCTTGACCGTAAATTTTAAGACCTTCAACTATTATATCTTCGTGTAGTCTTTTTTCGGCAGCGTTGCCTATGCCTCTTCCACCTTGAAAGTAATGATTAACTGGCATAGCATTATCCTATCATAAAGGTTGGGTTTAATTCGTATTGAGACCTTATTCGTTGTTCTAAATTTTCTATATCTGAAAGTGCTTGTGAATAAATTTCTTGACCGTTCAAAGTAACCCCACCAACCATTTGAACACCACCAAATTTAGATAAGTTAGCACCCCATTGTTTTTTAAATAAAGCAGTTACATATTTCTTTAAAAATAAATCATCATAAACATCTGTAAATTGTGCTGGGTCTAATTTTCTAAAACACTCTATTACAAGAAATTCATCTACTTGTAAATCATTTGCCCAATCCATATCTATATACAATCTATTATCGTGTTGATTAAATCTCATTGGTTTTTCACCAACTAATATATGGTCTAAAAAATCCAAGTGTCTTAATACAACATCATAGTTAATAACAGACGTTGAAGAAAAGTCATATAGGTCATTTAATCTTAATTGATATCTAACATCAAATAAATTTAAATTACCTTTGTTTGAAAATGGGAAAATATTAACTACTGATATAACTGATTCAGGAACTACAATATAAGCATTATCTTCTTTCCATTCAGTTGATACAGTAGTTGAATCACCATATGTTTTATTAGCAGTTTCAGTTGTTGTTCCTAAAATTCTATCTTTATCTGCTTGGGTATATTTGTATTTTAGATAGGTTCTCTTAACACCATCATAATGGTATTGAGCGAAATATTGTAATGCTTCGTCTATTCTATCTTCTAATTGGTCGTCATCTACGTTAATTTCAATGACTGGTTTACCCAATGCTCTTAATGAATATTGCTTTAACTGTTCTCTGGTTGCTGGTTTTGCCATACTGATCCTTTTATCTCTATTATTGTATATTTATAATATCAATTATATCTTCGGAAACAAATTATCAGTACAGAATACTCTTATATCATCTTCAGGCAATCCAAGGGATCGCATTACTCTAGGGGTGTGTGGATTTTGTTGTTGGTGCTCGCAATAAAAATTTTGTGCTCTTATTACATCTTCTTTCTTTGAATCACTATTATAATGACCAATTTTGTCAAGATAATTTTCTAAATTAGACGTAGCAAGAGTACAAATTTGGTTTAATTCTTTTTCTTCTGTTATATTTCCAGCGGCAATCATACCTGGACTAAAAATTTCCAATGCCCAATCTGGCAATTCTCTTTTTTTAGATGGTTTAAACCACTTGGTTTCTTCTATAAAATACTTTGTTAAGGGATGTTCCTTTAATAATAATGGACTAAAATCGTGAAAACAACCTGTCACCTTTTTCTTTCCTGCAATAACATCAAATCCATAAATTGGACCACCATTATTTAAATTTGGAAATAAACATATGTGTGCCATCCAAAGACCTCTTGTTTCTCTGGCGTCCACTACATCTACGTGAGCACGTCTTACACTCATATTAGACCAAGTACGGTTAACCCAAGTATCATTATTAAATCTATCCATACCTTCTTCGTTGTATTCTTTACAACGTCTATCCAGTATAGCAATTATGTCTTTTTCAAGTTTGATTAATCTTTCCCAAATCATTAATCTTTGCCTTCAATACTAGTACCTTTGAAAGGATCATTTTCTGTATCTCTATTATTTTCATCATACACTTCGGTTAATATTAAAGGTTTTGAAGTATCCATATCGTTCATTTCTTTAAACAATTGTGTAGCACTTGCAAAACAAAATTTGCACTCATTTAAAATATTAAGTTTATAAACATTTAAATAACTGTTTATCATTTCTCTCACTATTCGTTTATACTCTTTAATTTCTTTATGTTTAAATATGTAATATCTATTTGGTCCTGGTGTTCTTTTCATTATCATTTGACCACCAGATATATCTCCTAAATGTCTAACATAGATATGAGCGTATAATTTTTCTGCGTCTTCTTTAATTGATTCAATATGAGCAACATAATCTTTTGTACTTTGAGTTATTGTTGGAAGTCCTTCACCTGTCCATAATGCTTTAAAATCATAATGTATATGTTCTCCTCTAGGTAAATTAGGAGTTGTACGAAATAGAGAATTCTCCATTCCGTATTTTTCTAATACTGAATAACATTGTAATTGATTGTAAAGATAAGTTGCGTATAGATTATGGTCAATAGAACCAGACATAAGAGTCTTGACAAACTCTTGTCTTTCTGCGTTTTGGTGAATTTCTGCTGTTAGTTCTTTGATATCGTACATAATATAACCAGGTAATGTAAGAAGATATTACTATCTTCTGGAGAATTAATTAAACTTCTAAACCGTCTTCTTTTAGTTTTTTAGTATGAGCTACTTGCGCTTTAATTATTTCTTGTTCTTTTTCTAAATTAGCAGCCGCTTCATCTTCGCCATCTTTTAATCTTTGTGCAACAGCACCTGCTTCATCTTTGCCTTCTGCAAAAACTACTACTGCTGAACCGTTCCAAGATAATCTCCAAGGTTCAACACCATCAGGAACATCATCTCTTTTGACTGCTCTTCCCGCTGCTACTGCTTCATCGCCAGCTCCTGCTTTATCTGTAAAAGCTGATCCGTCGTGTATATTAAAGTAATATGTTGCCATTTTTTTTAATTCTCCTTAATTATATATTATGAACCGTACTTACCACCGTAAGTAGAGTCGTTGTTTCCATAACTTCCCCACCAGTCAATTTGCATTAACAATGGATAGTTAGTTGAGTGGAAACCTCCGTGTAGCCACGTTCTAGCAGCTGACAATCCGATATTTCCAGTTTTGTTAGTTATATCTGATCCAACAAGGTTGTTGTTGTTCGGACAAATATCATCTCCAGATGATCCACCTTGATATACTCTAGTAGTTGTAGTTTCATCTGAATCAGTTGGATCAAAAGCAAACGCATACGTTCTATGAGAAGTACCGTCGCAGTTATCTGACCAACCTCCGTGGAAACCTGTACGTCCCCAAGCAAACCAAGGGTTACTTCTTGAAGATTTAGTTTGGTTAACACTTATATATTTTTTAGGATTCTGTAAACTCATACAGAATGCATTAATACCTGGACCATAGTAGTAATATGGAGAATAAATCATACCCCAAGTACCGTCCCAAGTAGTATTGAATTTAGTGTAGTATTGGTGACCAGTCCAAGCACCGTAAGACGTTGTTGTTGATCCTTGGAATGTTTGCCAAGAATCCCATTGTCTACTTGCACCTGTTAAAGCATTTCCTGTTCCTTTTACTGAACAATCAAATACACCGTATCTTTTACCGTTACCTTGTTTTAATCCAAATCCAACGAAATCGTTATTACCAACAACTACGCACCAATCTTTATTATTTTGGTTAGTCCAAGTGTCAGTAAAGTATTCAGTTGAAGATAAATTATCAAAGAATTCTTTAATTCTGTCTATTTTATTTAAACACTTCGTACCTTTGAAAATGTGAATAGTTTTTGAAGTATTTCCACCTTCGTCACCAGAGTGAATCATAACTAAAGTTTTAGTTGATTCATTGTATCCAGTACCAGTCGCATATGATTGGTCTGTATTCAACATATGAGAAGAATAGTTATAGTAATCTATATTAGGACAAGCGTGATTACCAGGATACATTTCTCTCATTGTAAATCTTCTGTTTATGAACATACGTCTAGGTCTAATACCTTCAGGTAGAACCATATTTAATTTACACCATCCGTTTTGGAATTCAAAACTAGAAGAATATTCGTGTAATGAATGCCAAGACACCATTCCATCTCTTGATGATGTATGCCATTGTGCGTGTGGATATTGGTCACATTGGTATAATGATTTATTCCAATATGTCCAAGATGTATAATCTTGTGATGTTAAATCGTGGTGAGAAACGTGAGTACCGTGGTCATTGTGTGAATAGGAGAACGAAGCGTCACCAACTAAACCAAATCTGTAGTTAGTTGTTGAGTTACAATTTGCTGCCCAAGGTGATCCAGTTTCTTTGAAACCAGAGTCGAAAACTCTATAAGTTACGTGGTGGTTTTGGTCGGAGTTATCTCCCCAAAAACCGAATAATGGTTGAGATTCTTTTCTGTGGTCAATTGCCCCAGCTGATCCGCCACCTAATAGTGTTGAATAATTACTCATTTAAATGTTCTCCCTTAATTCTTTTCTTAAACTATTTATATTGTTTAGTTCTTTCATTTTAAAATTATGTTAACAACCATCCAACGAATGAAGAAGTCACGTCTGGCGTTGTTTTAAATGTTAATCTAAAATTTGCGTAATTTGAATCTACTGTTAAATTTTCAGCAAGACCCGCTATATTATTACCATTTCTATCTACTGTAAGATTTTTACTTTTGAATTTACCCATAGCGTCTGCAACCATAACGTAATCGTTATCTACTGGACTTGCAGGTAATGTCATTGTGAAAGCACCGCCGTCTGTATTGCAAATATATGCACCACCAGCTGTAGCAGTAAAATTAGATGTTTTAGTTTCCCAATTAATACCAGTTGCATTTGCCCATACTGGATCAGCACTAGAACCTTTTGTTTGTAAAACGTTTCCGCTTGTACCAGCAGGTAATCTTTGAACACCACTAGCATCCCTAAACAGCATATCACCGTGGGTTGTTAATTGAGTTACATCATCACCTTTTTTAGCGATTTTGGACCAGTAAGTTGCATTTGATGTAGCATTACCAGTTGAAGCTAAAATGCATATAAAACTCTCTCCTCCGAAGGTTACAATGTCATCTACTACGTAAGCAGTAGCGGCGTTGTAAGCACCTTGGAATACTGGTTTAATTCTGCCTAAATTTATTGTTGCCATAATTCTCTTGTTCCTTATTTATATTTATAATAGTTTATTTCTCACTTTTATAAAATTTTTAAATATTTATATCCTATAATCCAACAGTTAAATTACCATTAACTATAGTCCACTCTAATCCAGACTTCCATAGAACACTATCCTCAAAGATATCTTCTTGATGTTTAGTAGCATATCTAGTATCTATGTTATCTACGCCATTAGTGTATGTTATTTGTAAATTACCTTTCCATTCAGGAGTGTATATTTCTCCACCTGTCTTACTATGTTTACCATTATAGTAGTATAATTTATCAACAGCACTTCCAGGGTCAGTACTTGGTGTTTTCTTTGGAACAACTATTTGTACATATGCACTTCCACTTCCAGGAGTTCCAGAAGTAGTTACATTTGTTGAGTATTCAGTTCCACCACCCCACGTTCCATCTGAAGTAGTTGAAAATTTAAATTCGTGTCCAGTATTACTTGAGTCTGAAACATCAAATTTGTAAGTATTACCTTCATAAAATTTCATAGTATTTCTAAATCTTGTTTCGTGAGTGATAGGTAATTCATCATCTCCACCATCTACAATATACTTACCAGCATCCATAATAATATACATTTTAGATCCAGTAGTATTGAATTCCATTCCTCTTACATTTCTTGATGGTGCGCTTGGTGTAGTAGAAGCAGAAAAAGTTAATGTATCAGTAAGTGCTTGTGTAGTTGAAATATCAAAACCTGTTACTAATGGATATTCCATAACATCTGAACCAACACTACCAAGAATATAAATTTTAGTTCCAAGAGTATTGAAACCAAATCCTATTGGTGAAGTATCTTCAGCATTAAAAGAAAATGCATCCACAAAAGTTGCTGTAGAAACATCATATGCTGTAGATAATGAATATTCTCCAACATCATCTCCGTCATCACCCATAATAAACATTAATGTTCCGTCTGCATTAAATCTCATTGAACGTGGACTTGTATCTTCATTAGCAAGTGAAAATAAATCTGTATAAGTTGCTGTTTCAATTTGCCAAGCAGTTGATAATGCATATTCATAAACATTGTCAGCAGCAATTCCTAAATCTGGTCTTCCTGCTGTACCTACAACATACATTTTAGTTCCATCATCATTAAAATTTAATCCTTGTGGACTTGAATCTTGATTACCAACATTGAAGTGTGTTCTCCAAGTTGCTGTAGAAACATCAAACGCTGTTGTTAAATCATATTCATCAATATGTTTATCAGTATGTCCAACAGTATACATTTTTAATCCACTATTACCAAATCTTATTTCTCTTGGATTTGTATCTTCTGTTTGAATAGATTTACTTTTTGAATAAGTTGCTGTAGAAGTATCAAATGCTGTACCTAAATTATATTCATATACAGAATAGTTTCCAGCAATTACTTTAATATCTCTATTAATAGTTTGTCCAGGATTATTAGTTCTATGAAATCCATAGAATTCATCTTTTTGTTTTGTTGTTATACTAAATTGTGAAAGTTTTGACATAAGTTACCTATATTTATTTATTATGCTACCTCAACTAATTTCCAACCGTTTGTTCCACCAGTATACACTAAAGTAAATCCTGCGTGATTAACTTCGGCAATCATATCTTCTGTTAAATTCATAATTTCATTTCCATTTCTACCAACTGTTAAAGGATTTGATTGGAACGTTCCATTAACATCTAAAAACGTAACTGTATCTCCAGTTAATGGAGAAGCAGGTAAATTTATTGTAGTAGCATATACACTCGTATCTACTAATATTCTTTGTCCACTTGAAGCAGTTGTTGTTGTTGAACCGTCACCTGTAATTGTATTCCAAGGTGTTCCACCACCAAGACCTGTCCAAGATGATCCGTTATAACCTTCCCAAGCAATTAAAGATGTATTATATCTTATTGCACCTGCATATGGAACTGAAGGTCTTTGTGCTGATGTTCCTGTTGGAGGAACCCAAGCACCAACACCAGCTTTATCTCTAGTCATATATCCTAATATAGCGTTTTCTGTTGGTACGGCAGTATTAGAATTTCCACCTAAAGTTTGGTCTGTACTAAATTCATTTACAGCGGCACCTAATTCTGCACCGATAGAACCAAGTTTTAATTCACTTAATCCTGAAAGGTTAAAGGCGTCTGCATTTAATGTTGCAGTACCAGTAGCTTGTTCAATTTTAAATAAATCACCTACTCTAAAGTCACCTTGTTGGTCAGTTGATACCCAATATACTCTTCCGCCGTTTTCTTCTAAAACTTCATCAGCTTGGTCGGCAGGTTGTGAAGGTGTTCCTGGATAGTTTGTTGTAACTGAATCTCCAGTACCAATATTTAAGAAGTCGTGACCTGTTAATCTTATGTTTGAAAATCTTTCTGTTATATCAGTTGATACGTTAGCAAGTTGTGCTTTACTTAAACCAATATCTTCTGTTAATCTTATTACTGCTGTTCCATTTGTTGTATCTTCTTCTGATACTAACCCAACTCTATAGTATTTTGAAAGACCTGCAAATTTAATATTAGCAGCATTTTTAATTATATTTGCTGATGTTAATGCTGTTGTACCTGATTTAACTGCTAGTATAGGTCCTCTTTGACCCGCTTGAGCTTGTGAACTATCTCCAAATGTAGCAGATAAATCAACTGTAAATGTTGAAGTATCTTCTTTTGTAATTGTAATTGTTTCACCTTGTACGAAATTACCTGTAATACTTTCTATGTGTAAGTAATTTAGTGATACGTTGTATCTGAAAAGTGTAGCAGTCGCACCTGAAGTACCACCTGTTATTGTAGCAGTTCCTTGTCCTTGTACAGCAATTGAATCTTCTATATCATTAACAGCATAACCAGCACCAAAACCTAATGGGTTATAACTCAACATCAAACCTCTAGTTTGAACATTTACTGGTGTTTCATCTTCGTCTGTACCAGAAGCAACACAAGCTTTTTCACCGTAAGAGTGAGAACAGTTTAGAGCTCTTATAAATCCACCTGATTCAGCATAAACTGCTTTAGCGCAATAGTATACGAATACTGATACTGCTTCAACTCTTCCTTTTCCTAGGATGTGAATACCAATACCATCATCATTGATTTGAGTAAAGTCATTACCCAACATTGATTTAAATGATTCTGTATGAGTATTTTTGTGAAGATTACCGTCAACTTGCATTCCGCAGGCACCTGGGTTAACAGATGTACAGTTTTGCATATATGGCGATTTGTTTTTAATATTACCACTAGGGTCTAAAGACATAACGGCTTGTTCCATTGGACCACTTGGATATATTTTTTCTCCTAAATCGCAAGTAAATTTCATTTTTCCGATAGTTACATAATCATTAACAGATAAACCGTGTACTTCGTTTGTAGATATTGTTAAATCACCATTTGCGTGTGCATAACTAGCGTTAGCAAGAGTAAACATAGTTCCTTCTGCGCCAACTTTAATTACTGAACCGCCACTAACATATGTGTGTGCGTATTGTGATGTTCCTAAAGAAACTACGAATTGAGTTGTTGAACCAACCTGTGTTACTTTGTATAATCCTCCAGAACGTTTTTGTCCAGAAAGACCAACAAAAGTCATATTTCTCATATTGTTCTTATCATTTAATAAGAACATATTAGAAGCGTTGTTATCTTCTAAAGATTTAACTGTAATTGTTAAGTCGCCACCGTTACCAACATCAGCAGCATCCAATGTAATTACATCACCTACGTGGAAATCTGCACCACCGTGGTATGTTATAATTTCTTCTGCAACTCCGCCTTTTACAACTACATTCCATACTGAACCGTGTCCAACTTTTGGATAAATCTTTTCACCATCTTTGCAATGATATTTTAAACCTTGTATTTTAACAACATCACTTGCTGATAAACTATGTGCTGAAGCAGTTGTTATTGTAATAATTCCTGTGCTATTATTATAAACAGCATTAGATACATCTAAAACAGTATAGTCAGCTCTTGTAACTGTTCCACCATCAACATATGTGTGAGCTCTAGCGTCTGTACCAACATCAATTGTAAATGTAGTTGCGTTAGCAGCTGTTTGAACTGTATAAGGTTTTTCTACTTTTTTCGGGTGTAAATATTTGTATTGTCCGTTAGTAGCACTAGTTACGTTTTTAGTTAATTCTACTGTTTTAATTTGAGAACCAGTTCCACTTGCTGGCATTACTATTGTATTTCTTAAAGATTCACCAACTACAGAAACGTTTTCGCCTACTGTCATTGGTAATTGTTCTTTGAAAGTACCGTTTTTAATTCTGATTATATCTCCTGCAACACTCTTAACATCAAAATTTAAGGCAACTGCACCACCGATATCTGCACCATCAATTCTAATTTTATCACCTACATTATGGTTAGCACCACCATTAACAATTTCTATTTTTAAAGTTCCGCCACTTGTATTAACTCTATAAAGTGAAGGACTTCCTGTTTCTGGATAAGTTTTTGCACCTTTAGCGCAAGTATAATTTAATCCCCATACTCTAACTTTATCACCAGTTGATAATCCGTGTGTTGGAGTTGTGATTGTTATAATTCCTGTACTATGATTATAAACACCATTTGATACTGCTAATGTATTGTCGTCAGCTTTTCTAACTGTACCACCACTAACATAAGTGTGTGCATATGCTGATGTTCCTAATTGAACTTCAAACGTTGTTGTACTTGGTGTTGATGAAACTGTTAATTCTTTTGAAGCAAAACCTTGAACTTCATCATATAAGTCTTGCGTTCCACCTGTACCACCTGTTATGTTTTCTACTTCTCTAATTGAATTTGATTTTGCGTGTTTACAAGCATATGCCAATGTTTTATAAGGCAATGCTTCTGTTCCTGGTCCACCGTCTGTTCCTTTTGGTGCAACCCATAAAACGTTTTTACCTGAAATTCCACTCCATAAAATATCATCTCCATCATTAGTTAATACACCACCTGGAAGTCCAATAGGTAATCTTGCAACACCACCAGAGTCTTGAACAATCAAGTCCCCGATTGATGTCATTACAGCGGCAGTATCTCCTTGAGCAATTGCTTGCCAAGTAGTTGCGTCTGAACCTGGAGTTACGTTAAGAACTTGGTCTTTTAAATTTACATAAGAGTTTGAAGCATATCTTACTGTATCGCCAATAGTATATGTTGTAGTAGAAGCATAATTACCTTGCCATTTAAATCCTTCAACAACTGCTTTCCAATAAGTTGCATTAACAGCACCACTTGCTTGTGCAGGTCTTTGATTTTGTGCGTCTAATATACAAACATAAGAATTTCCACCATACTGAACTGTATCACCAGTTTTGTATAATGTTCCGTGGACATAAAGTCCAGTTGCATTAAAACCTGTTGTTATTACATCCCAATAAGCATTATCGGCAGGAGTTTGTCCTGTAGTTTCTTCTGCATTAATATAAACATAAGAATATCCACCGTAAGTTACTACATCACCTTTTTGGTAAAGTGTACTTGCGTCATAAGAATCTTCAAATTGTAATCCTTCTGAATAAACAGAAAAGTTTGCTTGAGCAAAATCTGATAAATTAGCACCTGAAGTATGAGCAGTTGTACATCTATATTGGTATGAACCAAATTTTACAACGTCATCTAATTTGTAATATGTGTTAACTTGATAATCACCTTTAAATGCTAAACCTTCGCTAAATACAGTAAAGTTTGCTAAATCTATATTTGGATCACCACCAGCTGCTGATGTGTGTTCAGTTGTAACTCTATATTGTCTTCCACCATATTTAACTATATCATTTAATCTGTATTGAGTTGAAGAAGCGTAATCACCTCTAAAAGTAATACTATCTACAAATTGTTCAAATTTTGAAGAGTCTAAAACTAAACTTGCTGATGTGTGTTGAGTTGTACAACGGTATTGTTTACCACCATAAGTAACTAGGTCGTTTAACTTATACCAAGTTGCATTGGCATAAGCACCTTTGAAATAAATTGATTCGCCGTGTACTTGCCAATAATCTGTATATGTTCCAGGACTTGTATAAAAATCTGTTTCGCTTGCTGGTGATACGTGGTTTTGAATACACACATAAGTATTACCACCATATTTTGCTATATCATCAAGTGAGTAAGTGGTGCTTGCTTGCCAATCACCTCTCCATTTAAATTTTATTCGTCCTAGTTTGAAATCTGCCATTTTCTCTCTTTTTCCCTAATATTTATTCATTTAAACAGCACTTTGGTATGTTGTTGTTGCTACACTTGCCGTTGTGCTTTCAAACGTATCAAAGTCATCACTTGTTAGTGCTGTCCTTGTAATTCCTTTTTTACTTCTTTTAACTAAATCTCCACTAGTACTATTTATAAGAAAACTAGTTGTAGTATCGTCTGAATAATTAATTTGTTGAAACTTATCGCTATCATTATTGTAGTATCTTCTCTTAACCACACCAACCACAATACTAGCATTAGCACTAGGAATTAGTACGAAATTTATCTGATTACCATTGGATAAAGACCAATCTGTAAAAGGAATTTGTTTAACACCATCTAAAAATAGTGCTAGTCTTGTTTCATTTAATACTGGAGATGATATAGTAAATGCTTTAGTTGAACCATCACCTGTGAAATATTGAACGTTTAACATTTCTAGTCTTTCTTCAACGTAATCTGTTTGGTCTCTTCCAACAGCATCTGATTTTCCATCTTCAAAATATTTTGATACTTCAATTGATTCATTGCTAGAGTTAGGATCAACAGACGTTAGGTATAACATACCTTCTTTTGTACGTCTTATTGCATTGAATTTCTTTAAGTATTTTATTCCAGTATTTCCTGGTACTAAATAAGCCATTGATTTTCTCTAATTTCTAATATTTATTTTTCTCATTTTTTCTATTCTGTCATTGCCAAAATACTAGCAAACGCCTCCACATCAACAGAAGTTGAATCAGGAGAAGGTTCAGCAGTTACTCTTAATATATCATTGTTCTCTAAATTTATTGGTTTATCTAGTGTCAATGTATTACCCACAGGAATTTCTAAATTTTTAGCGACAAATACAAAATTTGTTGGATTAGTATTTGAATTTTTAGCTCCATCAGTTGTAACTTTAACATTAACTCTAGCTATACTATATTCACTTCTATTTGAAATGAATAAAGCGTGAATAACTGCTTTTTCAGTATTAGACGCTTGATACATATTACCTGTAGAATCATCAACTACTGGAACTGTTATTCCTGAATTCTTAAATATACTTGCCATAATTTATCCTACGAACCAAATACAACAGAATAA